TGCTCTATAGCGGTCATATCGTCACGAGTTACTGCATTTTTAGGTGCTGCAACAGGAAACGTAAACACAGTTGTAGTGTGTGGTTTACCTACACATAACTCTGAAGGTATACCTTGGTCTTTCATAAACTGGGTGATAGGATCTTTGTTGTCCCCACGTACTGTCCTGTAGTAATACGGACTATGTCTAGCGTGGATGCCAGACGCACTATCAACAAGCTGCGATACTGTACCACTAGGCTTGACGCAGGTAATAGCAGTAGACTGTTGCACACCTAGTCTTACGGCCCACTCTTTATTAGTATCAACAGCAACATGTCGAAGATGATCTAGCATTTGCGCTAGTCCCTTGTTTTTAGTTGTAAGTAATGGGTTGTCCATAATACCTGTTAGGGACACACCTAATAGTCTTTCTTCTTCGGTGTTTTTCTGCCAAACTTTACGTAAGTATGGAAACTTAGTTAGACTGGATTGTATTGTACCAATTATAGTAGCTAATTTAACTTTGTCTGATAAACTCTTTAGATCGTCTGTGGCTCGTACTACTACTTCACTTAAATTGCAAAATTGGTATGGGCGTAAAATTATCTCGCTGCAAGGATTTGTTCCAAACTCCCATTCAGTGTCTCGTCTACCATTCTTAGCTGCTTGTTTCTTACTGGCCTGTCTGTTGAAGATGCCACGTTCGCCTGATTTGGACCCTACGAGTGCAGTCCATTCACGCAAGAATGTTTCCATGTCAGGTTTTTCTGTATAACAAACAGAGTTATTAGCCATTGCCCGATGCCCATGTCTCTTTATGTTTTGTTCTGGTAAGTCCCACCACTCTCCACTCTTTGCGTGGCGCATACGGTCATCTGATAAGTTTGACAAAGAGATCATAGCACTACGCCTAACACCCCCGCTGACTACAATCTCACCAACTTTACACATAATATCGTGGCACTCAATACTTGACAGTCTGCGGTTTTGTGCGCCCTTAAATGTGGCTACACAAAAGTTAAACAAGTCTATCAATGGTGCTGGGCCAGAAGCTCTTCCACCAAATGTTTTTAGTTTAGCTCCTGCAGGTCTGACAAGAGATGTATTCCACTTAGGTATCTCCCCTGCCCATAGTAATGCTAGGACCTGTCTAAATGCTTTTGACCAACCTTCTTTACTATCTTTAACTATAATAATTGTGTCACTATCAAACAGTGTAGGCACTTCGGGTAACTTAGATATGTATTGTCGTTCAACACTAAAGCCTACCCCTGTTCCGCACATTAAGATAAACATAGCTTCATCAAAACTTTTAGGATCATCTATAGGTAGGTAGCTACAGTTGTATCCTGCTGTGTTATCCCTTGATAAACTTGGGCCTGCACACATCATTGCCCTCATAGATGGCATAACTTCAAGAGAGATTATTGCATCATACAATTCTTTTTGTGTGGCAGTGTCCATACCATTAATATCGCATACTTGATCTACATACCTAGACACCGTTTCGTCCCAGCTTTCTCTGCGCCCCTCAGTGTCTAGCCATCTTGCGTAACGTGATTTGTGTATAAATGATTGATAGTCGGTTGGTAAATAGTTATTAGACATTGTTGTTTTCCCTTATAATCTGCCAAAAAATTCTGTTGCTGTTTTGTTTTTTAAATCAAATAAGTACCAGGCACAGTTATCTTTACCCGTATTCTTACTTCCTTCTATCCATTTTACCCTGCCGACACTTACAATTGTCTTACAATACTTTAGGTAAGGTATAGCTTGGCGTGTATGCATCCAGTCTGCATCAAACAAAAGCCAAGTCTTTCCAGAGGCTATAAAATTTTCTATTAAAGGATGTAGGGTATTTCGATCCCAAGGGGGATTAGTAATGCAATAGGTATTATGTTTATATGTGTCCCACTTAATCGTCAAAGCATCTTCTTTACTAATGCCTTTATCTAAACGAGGTTCAATATCCGTAGCGTTAATACAGACACCATTTGTTAAAGTTTTAAGATTATCAATTAGTCTACCATCCCCTGCACAAGGCTCTACATAATAGAAATCCTGTGGTAAGTAAGGGACTAAAGGCACGACTGCAGATATAGGTGTAGGATAGAAATCCCGTTCAACTCTTTCAAAGTTAGATCTTTTGCCCAAGCTATCGTCTTTCTTTTACGTTTATCTTTTCTACTTTTATGTCGTCAATATCGTGGAGTGCATTTGATATAGATTCTGCTACTTCTCTTGGGTGATCATCAGCAACTAAAGATAGGACATTTCCTTCTTCATCTACCTTTAATGTAAAGGACACATAAAAAGATTTATAAATCATCCCTTCTCCGCCATACGTTCCTCATAAGTACGTAATCTTTCCATATACCACGCGGCTTTATTTAAATCTTCATCACCATTCTTATACCCTTCACGCCAAGTATACTTAATAATGTTACCTTTACAGTATCCCCGAAACTCTTCTGGAGAAAGTGCAGCTTCAATAGCTTCAATGCACTCTATGCCAGCGTGATTATAATGAGGGGGTTGATTTACCATATCTTCAGTCACGCGCTACCTTTCGTCTTTGTTGTAGGGCCAAATTTTATAACATTGCCCCCTTGAGTTGTTACTTCTACTTCTGCTAAACCGTTAGCTTCTTCTTGCGCGTCATCTTCAAACATCTTAATCATTAGATCTCTACGTTCTTCTACAATCTCCATAATGTCAGGGTATTCGTGTGCAACATCTAAAAAGGCACTTAGAAAAGTAGCACACTTAATTAAGTCACTAAGTATTTCTTTATCAACCTTACTTTCTGGACCCATTGCTAATCCTGTTGATATTAAACCACTCCAAGTCCCGTCTTTATCAAAACTTATGGGGCGAAGTATAAGAGCAACTTCATCGTCGGCTAGTGTATAGCCCATCATATATCCTTTCTTTTTGTTTTTAACTTTATCACAGTATCGGAAGTACACCTACCTTTTTCTGTTAGCCAGTCCATAGGTATAACTCTGTGCGCCCACTTAAAGTTGTTCTTCTCACACCACCCTGAGTATCTAGTCTTAGAACCTTTATACAACTTAGCTTGGGCGTTAGAAAATACAAAGCGTATGTCTAACTCAGGGTGTTGCTTTTGGATAGCTAAATGCTTGCGTTTGTCATCATTATCGAACAACCCTTTAGCTTCAACTATAATTCCGTTGTCTAACTGGAAGTCAGGTGTGTAAGTACGATACCTCAAATCCTCCCACTGAACTTTCAACAGTTCGTAGCGTATTTCTTTTTGGTGATGTGTTAGGTAGTCGGAGAGTGTTTCCTCTAAGCCACTTCTGTAACGCCTAGAGTTATGCTTTCGGGTACTACGTTTCTTTTTTACCATCTGTTAGGAGAGCCTTTAATTCATCAATTTTAACTCTACCTATTGCGTTCACACATTGTAACATATGATTGACTATATTCGATGTAGTTGTATTAACTTTTAGAACTTCAATTAATTCTTTTTGTTCATCCGTCATATCATCTGTATTGTAGTCTGTACCTTCGATTGTCATCTTTACCATTATGCTGCCTCATCTTTATTATTTTTTAAGATCTCTGATGGATCATATTTTTTTACTAATTTCCAGTAAGAAAGAAGACTGTTGAACATCAACATATGCCTTACGTGGGTTTCTTTATCCCACTTATATACAGCTATTAGCTCTGGGTCTTCTCTATCTACAAATATAGATACTCTTTCTGGTTCTTTAAAGTTACAGCCCTCTGCATAAGCAGATAGTTGCATCCCGTGATCATCATAAACGAGTTTAGATGCCTGCTTATCTTTTAACCCATCCTTAGTCTTAAAGTCAACAAATATTACTGACATATAGTACAAATCTATCTTGCCTCCGTACCCATCTGTTGAGCAGAATGAATCTTCCGCAACCCATTCTTCATCAGGAAAGTTTTCATCCAAATACTTTTTAATAACTTTGTATGATTTAGTTTCTTTACCACCCATAAACCCTTGTTCAATCATGGCGTGTATAATTGTACCACGTTCTGCGGCTTTTCTGCCAATCTCTTTAGAGTCTTGCTTACATCTGTAAGTAAAAGCAGTTAATGTTTCGTTTGGATGCTGCTTTAAAGTTATAGCAGAATTAAGTGCTTGGTTTATTTTCCAGTTCTCAAGAGACGGCTTTGCAGCCATCCCTATTATTGTTGTGACAGAGGGAACATATCCATGCTTTCTTGCATCTTTAAGAGTAGTGTTCCTTTCTGTGCCGTTGGCTCCTATGATAGTATAAGTAGCGGCTCCTTCGCTATCATACCAATGTCCTGCCTCAGATAACTTCTCCATTAAACAGCAGTGCCTTCAACGTCAACAAAGTCTGCAACCAAGTCTCCATCATTAGCTGCCATAGCTTGTTTATTATTTTCATCCCACTTAGCTAGAATAAAAGAATTTGACCACTCAATCCAATCAAGGAAAGATTGAAATGTAGTACTGTCTTCTTCTACTAAATCAACTTTATTTTTTACTGTAAATGTCATAGTAGCAAACGTCGCTCCTGTAGGCATTGACTCTGCTTGTGCGCTTAGTTCTACAGCGTAAGCAATAGGCATAGCACCTGTTTTAGATATAGACTTAACAGCCGCATCAAGAGACTTAATACTTGTATTATTCTTTATATCAAAGATAAACGGTATCTCACTATCGTAACCTTTAATAACTTCCCCATTACTATTCATAGCCGCACCATTAAAACTAATAGTACCAAACACTACTTTAGTACGTCTAACAACACGCATTATATCTTTAGTTTTCTGGGGTAAATTTTCCCAATCAGTAACGAATCCTAGTGGCCTACCTATATTAAAAGTACCTCTACTATCTTTAAGGTCTGACTTTAAATCATTAGCTAATACGGTCCTATCCATTTTATTGTTCTCAGCATCCCACTTTGCATACTGTTGCCGCATTGCAAATACACGAATGGTTGGGTTAGCTACATAAATTATATCTTCATCTATCTTGAGAGAGAAAGTACCAACAGGTAACACCTCTGTATTCCTAAGTTTTCCTGCAACCTCTACCTCGCCCATCAAAGCTGTATGTAGTATGTTTAATCTAGCTAGACTAGATGCCTTTTGTGGTCCTGCAGAGGTATCTACCCCCATCATCTCAGCCATTGTTCGACCTGAGTTATCGTTTACTGTAAGTTCCATATTCATTGCGTATACCTTTTAGTTTTTTAAATGTGAAAAGAGTTATAGTTATACTCTCATACGTCCTTTGTGTCAAGCCAATTCGGGCCTATCTTAGCTTCTAAAAGCATTGGTACATTCATTTTTACATCATATGCCTCCTCGATGATTTGGTCTAAGTCATTATTTAGATCTGTAATAATTTGTATAAC